GGCCGGGAAACATGGCCCCGCCGATGTTGCCGCCACCGACTCGTGTGCGGTCAGACTGGGTCACCTTGACCTTGCCCTTGCCTTCGACGTTGAGTTTGCCGAGGGCCTCGGACATCTTCATCGGCTCGGTTGCCTTTGCAACGTCAGCGGCCATGCGACCAGCAGCAGCCCTTTGCGCTGCGGTGGCTGCATCTTCGGCCTTTGACCCACCGCCGAGCAGGTTCTTGAGGGTCTTGATCGCCCCTCCTGCCTGCATCTTGACTTCACCGCCGGCCCGATTGCCGGTCTCTTTCCTCAACTGCTCAATGTTCTCAGGAGTGACGTTGATCTGCTTGGCTTTCCATTCTTCAAAACTCGGCAAATCCTTCGTTGGTATATGTGCCGTTTCTTTTTGATACCGAGCTTGTTCAGCGACCTTGTCAACGAATTCTTTTCTCACGCCCTTTAATTTGGACATGGCCTCTGTGGCAATTTTTGACAAACCACCACCTGATAGATTGACCTCGCCGCCGGCCTTCTGAATGCCCTTGTAGTCCGGGTGCATCACGCTAAAGCCAAGCTGGTCAGGGGCGCTGCCCAGCAGGCCCATCACAGCAGCGTAGGTGCGTGGATCTGCCAGGGTGTTGACATCCGCTTCCTTGGCTCGCTTGACAGCGCCCTGGTACTTCTTGCCGGTGGTGTAGCGGCCAAAGGCTGCTCCGCCATCAGCCATCTTCACTTCTCCGCCTTCCTTCTTGCGCTCAAGGATGGTCAGCGCATCCTCTTCGCCTGGGAACACCACGAAGTTGCTGGTTCCCTTACCTGCATCCCTGCTGCTCGCGTCAAGGTATCTGATGCCTGGGATGCCGTAGCCCCTCAGAGCCTCGCTGGTGCCGATCTGATAGTTCTCTGGATCAAACAGTTCAGGGCGGTAGCCCTCATCGCGCATGATCATGCGGTGCAGGTCTTTGCCGGTGATGCTGCTGTCAATGCTTCCGGACTCCTTGCGAACCTGATCAACATATTTCTCCCAGTCAACATTATTGGAGTAGTCAACCGGGTCACCTCCGGTCATCTCTGCCCACTCATCGGCCTCCTGGCGCAAGCGCATATCGGCGACCTTCTCGGCCTCCCTCTGGCTCATGCCGACCTCGTAGTCTGTTCCCTTGAGGGCTTTGATCACTTCGGGCTGCTGGCTCAGGGGCTTGTCCCAGTCCAGCATCCGAGCGATCTTTTCGTCGGGGAGGTCTACGGTGTAGACATGACCGGCACGCTCTGGGCGTACAGCACCGCTTTCCAGCAAATCCGCAAGATGATTTGCATGAGCCTTCAAATTTGGATCTTTATCGTAACCGCCCCTCAATGTCTTGATGGCAGAGGCGACATCGTTGTTCAAACCCAATGCACCCTTCATCACGGCGACGGGGTCTTCAAACCCAAAAGGCATTAACTTTGTCGCGCTCTCTCTTACTGCATCGTCAGCAAATGTCAGCTTATTGCCTGCAAGGGCTCTTCGGTAATCCTCCGCAACTCCAGGCGCTTCAGCCAAATACAGCCCATGCCCGTAAGCCTGCGCCCCTTCGCCAGTGCCGATCTTGCTGGCATCAAATCGGTCGAACTTGTGCGGGGAGCCGTGGTACACGGTCAGCGGGGAAACGGTCTGACCAGCAGACTGCACGAAGTCTCGGCCAGCCCTCACCGCGGCCCTTGGCACAGCCATCATAGCCCTGGCACCAGACAGCGGCCCGGTGTATGCCCCGCCAGCCAACTGGCCTGCCCCAGTGAACAACTGCCCCGCGGGAGTCTGGCTTGCCCCTCGGAATGGCAGGCGCTTCTCAATGTCCGAGGATGTCGGCAGGATCGTTGGGGAATCCTTGCCGGTGATCAGTTCATACGGCAGGCGGGCGATGGACTCGATATCCCCAGGCAGGCCCAAGGTGCCGGACACCAGACCACGGGCGACTGCCACCGGGATGTTGGCTGCTGCCTCGCGGTCGTTCTGCGACTCCGGTCTGCGGCCAGCACTGCGGTAGCGAGGGGGAACGAACTCATTGAGCGGGTCACCGCCAGCAGTGCGAAAGCGCGGATCAAGCGGTTCGCCGCCCTTCTTCATGTGGACTTCGCCGCCCTTGGCCTTGCTCAACTTGACGCCCTGGACGTCAGAGCCCTTGGGCGCGACAAACAGCTTCTCGTACACGTCGTGCGGCTCACTGCGGCCAACACGAACTCGACCGACAACGTCGCCGACGCCGAACAGGTCGCCACGACTCCTTGGCCGAAGCGTGGGGTTCGCACCCGTGCCGGTGTTCCAAAGCTCCGCGGGACTTGCGTACTCTGTGGCCAAGCCGTACTTGTGACCAACATCGCCCTTCTCGATGGTTGCCAGGAAGTTTAGGTCGTTGAGCAGCGGGTCGCCGCCCTCCGGCTTGAACAAACCCTTGCGAACCAAGTTGCTTCTGGTAAACGATCCGGTCTTCGGATCAATGCGCTCGATGCCCGACTCGCCCTTTGCCGACATCATTGGCCGGTTGGTCTTTGGGTCAATGACCACGCCAAGCTCGTTCATGATGCGGGAGTCAAGCACCTCGCCAGTGCGCGGGTCAACGAACGCACCCGATGGAAAGTCCTCGCGCCGAAGACCAGTGCGCTCAAGCACGCGCTCGACCATCTTCTGCTGGTGCGGGAACTTGTCAGGCTGCAAGAACCAGCGGTTCGGCATGGGGATGATAGGCGAACGCTCCTCTTCGCCCATCTTGGACACCATGCTGCCAACCTCACCCAGGGAAGTCTTGGCGGCGTCATCGGCCTTCTGCGTCCCTTTGAGGGCCTTGGCCAGCTTGGCGATACCGCCGGCCTGGAGGTTGCGCTCCTTGCCGCCCTGGGCGACTGCGCGGGCGGCCTGCTCGACAGTGGCACCCTTGTTCACGAGCGCGACCATCTTGTTGAGTGTGCCGATGTCCTGACCGAGGCCGTGCTTTTGAGCGGCCAGCACAAAGTCGTTGCCGTCTATTTGAGCGGCCCTGCTGACTCCGCCGCCCTCTGCGAACTTCTTGACCTTCTTGGCCCAAACATGCTCGCGGCCCTTGTAGCTCAGGGGAACATCACCACCGGCATCCGCCCACTCTTTGAGAGATTTCGCGGACGAGCGATTCTTGGCTATCGCCTCAAGTTTTGCAATCGCGCCGGTTTTAGCCATGCCCAGACCCCTTCACAGTGCCGACATCATAAACGCCGGGGCTTGTCAAGTCCACCCTTGAGGCAAGCCAGTGATCAACCGCAGCGTGTGCCCACTTCTCAATGGTGTCTGACCTCATGCCCGGATCAACCAGCAACTCAAGCCGGTTCTCGCACTGGCTCACTTTGGCGAACTTCACGCCCTCAGTTGCGGACACGTTGATCATTGGACATCCCTCCTGTGCTTGCAGCCCTGGCATCGCTCGTCAGCCTTGCCCAGGTCGGTCAGCGTGTACTGGCACTCCTCGGCCATCTTGAACGGCACGGTGATCAGCTTCGCAATGCGCTGCACCCCGTCAACCCACCAGCCGTCCTGGGCGAAGTGGCTGCGCTTGAACGCCGGGCGGTTGTGGCAGCCGTAGGTCATGAAGGCTTCCTCGCGCCGCTCTCGAACGCCTCCCGGCCATCTGCGCTTTGGTGCGTGGCCACCCAATGCTCGTGGTCGAGGTACGGCTCGCACCAGCAATCGGACGAGAGCTCGTGCTCGTGCGTGTCGTCAATCGGCAGGACGTGGGTCACCAGACCGCCCGAGTCGGTCACGCCAGTGATGGACATCCATGACGCTTCAGACTGCATACGGGTTAACCCTACGCTGCCTGCCGGTGTCGGCGTAATCCTCGTCGTCCCAGTCATCGCGGGGAGGCGGGTCGATCTCAAGCCAGCCGGCGTCACGCAGATACCGCAGGGCCTGGGTGCAGGCATCGACGTAGTCGTCGTGCGTAGTCTCGGGGAACGAGCAGATCTGGCTCACGAACCCCTCGGCCCAGTCCTTGACGTAGCCCTTCCTGGCGTCCGACTCGGGGATCCAGACCCGGCCACGGGCGATGATGTTGGAGACGATGTTCAGGCGCTGCACCTTGTCAGCCTTGCCTGGGTTGTAGGCGCGAATGGGCAGGTGCGCCCGCTGCAAGTCCTGAATCAGGCTGATGCCGGCGCTCTTGTCCTCGATCAGCAGCAGATCGACCCGCTTCTTGTCCTTGCCCTCGCCGAAGACGGTCTCGTACTCCTCGATGACCTTGGGGCGCAGATCCGGGTACTGCATTCGCTCTTGCCAGCAGTCGATCACCATCGCGCTCATCGGGCCGTCCAGGGGCTTGAACACGCCGAACGTGATGCAGGCGGTCGGGTCGTTCTGCACCTTCTCGCTGGTGGCCACGTCGTAGGACTGGAGGATGTACTCGAACTTCGGGAAGGCCCGCCCGGCAGGCCAGAGCTTGAACATGTCCCGGCTGACGATGCCGCCCTCCTCGGGGTCGATGATCTCGGCGTAGATCTCCTGGCGGCCCAGGGTCGTGCCCTCATATTGAAGGATCTGCTTCCTGAAGTTGTCCGACAGGTTCGCAAGATTGGCGTAGGTCGAGGCGGTCGTCAGCACCACGTCGTCGCCCTCCCGGCCCACAAGCTCGACGATCAAATCCTTGGGTTTCGGGGTTGTGGTGCAAATGATACGGGTGCGGGTGCCTAGGCGGACGCCGAACATGATCTGGTCCCATGCGTCCTGAAGATAGTCCCAGGCCGCAAGCTCGTCGCACCAAGCGCCATGAAACTGCGGGCCCCGGAAACGCTCGGGCTCCGACGCCGGGATGCCCTTGATCAAGCTCCCATTGATCAGCTTGAGCTCGTGGAGGGCCTTGTTGTAGTCGGCGATCAGGGCCGACGGGATCACTGTCATGAGGCCGGAGTCGCCCTCAAAGCAGGTGGAGCGGACGTCGCTCGATGTCGGGGCGGCCACCAGCCAGCGGGTGCCGGGGTTCTCCCAAGCCCACCAGCCGATCTGCTCTGCGGCAGTCCGGGTCTTGCCGGCACCGCGGCCAGCGAGCATCAGCCAGATCGACCACCAGTCCCCGTGCGGCAGCACCTGATGCTTGTGCTGGGCCTGGAACCAGTTCATGCGCCATGCCCAGGCAAGCCTTACCTCCGGCTTTACCGCCTTGAGACTCGCCTGCACCTGGGGGTCGGCGAGGATCTCGGCTACGTCAGTCATCGACTTGCTTCTTGAGCTCGACGTTCTTGAGCATCGCCGAAAGCAGGTTCTCAGCCTGCACCTCGGCCTCGACCTTGATCGGGTTGTCCGCATCCCCGGCCAGGGCCACCCGCTCCCCGTACTTCTTGGGCTTGAGCTTCATGGCCGTCCACTTCCTGGCGTCGATCCGGTTCTTCTGCCATTGAAGGAAGGCCCCGTCCAGCTTGTGCTCGATCAACTCCCCGGTGCGGCGGTCGATCACCGGGATGATCTCGGGCTGCTCGTCGGCGATGGCGATGATCTCGTCGGCCAGGGTGTCAGCCTGCTCTTCCCGTGCGCGAGTGTATTGGTCAGCAAAGTCGGGCTTGTTGAGCAGCCACTCATAGATCGTAGTCCGCTCTGGCATCCCCTCCGTCTTTACGATCTCCCTCAGGCTCTCCCCTTCTGCTATTCGCAGGCAGATGAGGCTTGCCATCTGTTGGGTGTACATCGTTGGCCTGCCCATCTTCTTCTTTGCGGGCTCCTGGGCGATTTGCGGCTCTGGGGCTACCTTACCCTTAGCCCGCGGCTTTTCGGCCTTCTGAGGGGCCTCTAGGGGCTTGCGCGGCATGGTCAGAAGCAGTTGGTCGTGCAGTTTCCGCCGTAGCAGCACGTCGTGCATGTCACCATACGGCTACCGCTGAAGATCGTATGCGTAGAGCATTGAGCCCAAGCACCGGTCGTTACGAGTGCAATGCCGAAAGCGGCAAGAATCCTTTTCACCATTTCTCTCTCCTTGAGGTTTGATGTTTCCCGGCGGTTCACCGGTCGAAACCGAATCGGTTTCTCTTCGCTTTCGTTTCGCTGTTGACTCGCTTGATTGTTGGTGCGGACTACTACCCTACCGGCGCATGCGCTCTCGGAGCTTCGCCCGCCTTGCCATTTTAACCGATTTCGACTGCCGGTGGTGGAATTCTGAGCATAGCAAGCCCATACCGTGAGACACGGGCCCGCTTTCCTGCCGTATGGAGCCATTCCTCGACAGCATCCCAGACTTCTTTCAACCGCCCGGCTCTGGGATTCGCCCACCGCCCCCGCTCTGGCTTGCTCGTGTCACGGGGTTTCGCATTCATCACCACCGACGTACCGCATGATGTGCGGTTACCACTGGAAACAAAAAAGCCGTTTACTGCTGCTCCCGGTAGGAACCCTTGTTTGACCAAGGGCAGGAGCATGAGTAAACGGCCTTCATCTGTCGCTTCCTACGGCAACGGAGCGAAGTATACGCCCGACTCAACGTGTGTCAACAGATGCTACGAAGTATTTTTATAACCGATTCGCTTTCGACTGGGTTTCGATTCGGTTACAAAAAGCACGCAAGAAGGACTGCACCGAAGAACGATACGGCTGCCAGCACTTCCCAGATCAGTCCTTCTTCACCGTTTTTCACAATTGAACTCCTTTCGGATAAGGTCAGCAGAATAGAACGGCTCGGCTTCGTATGCGATCTCGGCGCAGCGGTCTGCGACAAGAGCGGCGAAGCGTTCAAGGCGAGTGTGGAAAGCGGGTGTCGGTATGCGGTATTCGCCAGCGTCCTCGCCGTATGCAACAAAACCAACCTCCCGCGCCATTGCAATGATGTCATTTGTGTGTTTCATAGTATCCCTCCTTGAGTATCACGGCGTCTGAATATTCGTCCTGGAACCATGTCCACATCTGAGCGCGTTGGTCCTTTGCCTTGACCCAGCGGAACAAATATTCCCAACTTGTTACCTCGTCATCCATGTCATAGAACTGTTCGGCTCGCAGGCGGTACGTGGCAATCACAGTGTTAAGTTCAAGGTAGTGCAGCAGCGCCTGTAGCTTGTCTTTGTGTGTTCTCATTTCAAAAACCCCACGATCTGCTCGTACACGCCGTTGCGGGCGCTGTTGTCTGTCTCGTACTTGTTCCATCCTGCGTAGCGCATCTCTGTCTCTGCTTGGCGCAGTAGTTCAAGCGCACGATCACGCTCCTCAGACAATTCCTTCATCACCTCAATGACCGCTTGCTCGTGCTTGAGCAAGATGGCGCGGATCATCTCCATCGGCGTTTCAATCATGGCAACCGCTGCGGCTTTGACTTTCTCATCGTCTGTCTTTGCCTTGGCAACGGCTTCCGCGTGTAGTTTGCTCAACGGCTTCATGATGCATACCCATCCGTAATGACTTTGTTCTTCGCCTCCTCCAGCGCACCGATCAGGGTAAGCCGGTCAGGCACTGTCGATGTCTTGATCTTGAACTGGCCCCGGTCTTTCCAGAAGCACAGCACGATCACAGAGTCGGGCTGCTCATCGGCAGCCTCGTTCAGCACCGCCTTGGCCTGCACCTTGTGGTGATCAGGGATGGTCAAGGTTTTGAGTTTGCTCATTCTTGCCCCCTCGCTCGGATGGCGGCGGCAGCTTCACAGGCAAAGCGATGCCAGTCATACGATGGACTGGCCTCCACCACCTTCGCACACGCCTCGCGCTCGGCCAGCACTGCTTCTTGCTGTGCTGCGGATTGGGCAAAATAGCCCCCGTCTTTTCGAAGCCAGCCAACCCCATCCTGCTCCTGCTTCTCAGCCTGCTCGATGGCGGCGCGGAGGGCGGCGATGGCTGCACGGATGTCGTCGTGATAAAGCCGCATACCGGGATAAGCCAACCCAATCTCCAACTTGTCAGCAGCCAGCTTCATTGCTTTAATGCTCATTCCAAAGCCCTCCACTTACTTTTCGGTTCGTTCGCCCGCTGGACGTAAAAATGCACCAAGAAGTTAAAGGTCTGGGTGTACGTCATGCGCACGCCCGTGTCGCGCTCAAGCCTGTCGCGGATCTTGTCGATGTCTTGCGACACCGGCAGCGTGATGCGCTTGGCATCAGTACGGCGCTTGCTCATAGTCGTCTTCGGCAGGGTTGAACCGATCAGGCCCAGGCGGTTGCCCAGGCCGATCCAAGGGGTTTGGGAACGGCGGGAAGGGCCACATCAGTCGGACTCGATCACCAGCATCAGAGCCGCGACCATCTCGCGTGCCTGATCTTTGCTCATCGTTGCATAGGCGCTGCCGCCACGCACAGCCATTGAGATCCAGACGCCATCTTCGTGCGGATCAATAAAGATGCGGGCATCGTTGACGGCGATGGAGAAATCGAGAAGTTTTTCGCTTTGCATGGTGTCGCTCCTTAAACAATTTTGTCGAAATGAAGATGGCCGAAGACGGTGTCGTTCTTGCAGTCGGGGCAATATCTATACGCAAAGTTTGGCCCGATGTCATCATGCACCTGCGTGCAGACAGAGCAGAAGGCCAGACGGTCGTGGGCCAGGGCGCTTGCGTAATCGGGGCTCGGGCGGTAGCGCACTTCGCCGTCATCGTTGATGAACTTGATTTCCAACTCGTACATTTCGCTTTTTCCTTCGCTGTTGATTTACTGCGTGTTGCAGTGATGGACATTGTAATCTGAAGTTACAGATCAATGATATAGCCCCATCGATTTGTCGGGTATTCAGCCCTTCGCAGTATGAGGGCCCTGCGCTTGTCGCGCTCTGAGCCGTTACGGCCAATCCAGTCAAACCAGTTAGACCACAGGCTGTAATCGCGCAGCTTGGCCCTGATGACCGGGTTACGCAGCTTGCGCAGGGCCTTCATCTCTATCTGCCGAGCCCTCTCCCTGGTGACGCCCATCTTGATGCCTGACTCTTCAAGTGTGAGGTCACCCCAAAACCGCATGCGGATCATCAGCATCTCACGATTGGTGAGAGCTCCATCTATGCACTCACCGATGATTCGGCCAATGTCGGCCAGATCTTCTTGGGGTATCGGGTCGGTAATCATCCAATCAGGCAGGCTGTCGAACTCCTCGCTCTCCGGCTCCTGATGCCGGCTGCGCCAGAGATCACCTACTTGGGGGTGGTACTGGGCCAGTGGCTTCTCAGCGATGCGTCTCACTGCGAGCCTCCTGGCGACCCCGCTCGACAAGGCGGCGGGCCTCCTCGTGTTCGTCGATTGCTTCGGACTCAAGCATCAGGCGGATGCCCTGCATCTTCGCAATGATGGCCGTGTCGGGCTTGCCGTCAATGATGGCCTTCTCAAGCCGGTAGCCGGCATTGATGTACTGGGACTCGGTGTTTTTCATGATCAGAAGTTGTAGTCGTAGAACTTGATTGGCTTGTCCGACAGGCCGAACTTGCGGCCATGCTTGTCTTTCCAGCCCTGCTTGCCCAGGCGGATGCGGATGATGTTGTTTTCGGGGTTGCTCGTGATGTGCCACTTCTGGTCACGCTGGTTGATGCAGTGGCCAGCAAAGCCGCCGGGTGCCCACTCCAGCTTGACCGACTCGTCAAACACCGCGTCCATCTCGCGGATCTCGATGGTCTGCTCGCTGATTTGGCGCACCACCTCGTAAGGGGTCACGTCGCTGTAGCCGTAATGATTTGCGTATTGCATGGTGTTCTCCTGTGGGGGCCGAAGCCCCCGGTTGATTACTTGGCGTCGCAGTTGACGGTGTAGCGGGCGGAGGTCTTGGTGTGCTGCGCGATAAGCTCGGCAGGGATGTTGAGGGCCTTAGCGATGGCCTTCCAGTCCACGGTGGACACGTTGGACTCAACGTAGGTGACAACGTAATCATCGCCCTCGAACTTCTTCTGACCGGAGAGGCTGGCCTCTTCCTTGATGTCCTTCTTGATGGCATCAACCTTAGAGGTCAAGGTCTTGATCTGAGCCAGCAGGTTGCCAAGCTCGTCGATGTTGTGGGTAGTGGTGATCATGTTCGCTGTTCCTTCGCTGTTGGCCGTCTTGCACTATTGCTTGACAGTGAAGGTAGTGTAACAGCAAATTACAACGCACCAGAGGCAAACCCAATTATTTTCTAGGGACTTACCCTAATCCCCAAAAGCTCCCTGGTGTCGGCCAGCAGATCCGCCTCGTCGTAGCCGTAGTGCTTGGGAAAGCCCTTCGTGCCAAGGCCGTGCAGCCCCGTCTTGCCGCGGTGATGCTCTGGGCATAGTGGGATAGCATCCCAGTGGCTTGCGCGTCTCCCAGCCCCTGTTCCGGCCCTTGGATGATGTATCTCGGCAGGGGTACCCGGATACCCCATGCGCCGACACACAGCGCAGCCGAGGTCAGCTACTCTGGACAGGTGCTTTTTTTCGTCTTTTGTCATCCTTGTGCCTGGGCTCAGTGATGGCCCGCTCCTCGGTTCGGAAGATGTGTTCGTTGTAGCAGAGGCGGCTGCGCACAATGACGCCATTGGGCTTTCGAGTTGCCTTGACATCGGATGGCGCACCGCATAGTGGGCACTTCATATCGTCGCTTTGCCCTCTGCCCGGTTCGTTGCCTCAATTGAGCGCCAGACCTCGATGCGAGCCTGCGCAGCGATCAAGCGCCAGCGAATCTCCTCCTCAATCTGCACCGCCTCCTGCAAGCCTCTGAGGTGCTGGATGTACTCGGGATCAGAGTACGCCTCGCGCTCCTGCGCATTGACCGATGTCTCAAGGCTTCGCTTCATGATCATCGCCTTCAGAGACTTGCGGTACTCCTCCATATAGATTCGATTGCCCTTAGCCTCTCCGAACTTCTTGCCGTACTTGAAGATGTACTCAATCGCAAGCTCTGGATTTTTTACGTCGCTGTCACTCATCTTTGTCTCCAATAAATCGCTCTCTTGTTTTCATCATCTGCGCAGCCATGCGGTAAGACCGCTCCGCGATCAGGCGCTGGTACTCGTCGCTCCCAAAAAGCGAAGAGTCATTGGTCTGGTTCATCAATGCGAACATCGCAAACAGGTCGATCAGTTGTGGTTCTGGCTTCATGCTTTCCCCTTGAAGAGCGCCTGCCCCGCGGCGTCAGGGAATGCAGCCCCCCAGGCCACGATCTGCTGCACGTCCATCTTCTCCATGAACCCATCGACCGGGCTGATGCGGTACTCAATCTTGCCGTCTTGGGTCTGCACTTTTGCAACCCCAATCTTTCCTTTTGACGGCTCAAACCACCGCCACTCCAATGCAGTGCTCTCGTTCATTGTTCTCTCACTTTAATTTTTAGCATCCCGCCGATGTGCTCGGCCCAATAAATTCTCAGGTCAACGATGTTGCTGTCGTCTTCCCATACGCCCGCGTGGGTGCAGCCGTCCAAAGCCGCCTTGAGCAGGTTGTCCAGATCGCGCCTTCGGTTGTCTGGCCTCCAGGCTTCGATCTCCACCACGAGCTTGCCGGCAAGGTTCTTGGCCCCTTGCTGAATCAGCACCTGATCGGCCACCGCCTTGCGGTAAGCCCTGCCGTCTGCGCTGATGATCATGCGGCCCTGGAACGTGCGCCAGTACCGATTGACCGAGGGCGGCCAAGGCAAGGTCAGTTCAATCACCACTGGCCTCCTTTTGTATCCTTGCGCCTATCCAACGCACCACGGGCACAGCCCAGCTATTGCCCAGGGCTTTGTAGCGGGGGCCGTCAGGGCATTCTGACGCAGGTTTCTTACGCCACGGGATGGCGGTGTAGTTGTCGGGGAAGCCTTGCAGGCGCTCGCACTCTACGGGCGTGAGGCGACGCACTTGCATGGACGGCATGGCTGCTGCCAAATGCGCCGAGTAATTGCTGCCGCATCGCATGGTCGGCGTGCCGTCAATTACGGCATCCCCACCGTGGTCGCAGCGGGTGAATCCAACTGGCTGCATTACCCCATCGTGCCTGCCGCCAGCGCCGCCGCGCAGCAGAGTCCCAGCAACATCCAAGAATGGATTCATTTCTTCATCCCAAGCGATTGGCTGTGCCACCGCATGACTGTGCCCCTTAGTCAGTGTGAAGCTGGGATCCCCGGGTTGACCAAAACCAAGCCCACCAGATGAATGTCCGGGAGTCATGTTCATGGTGTCAATCGGAATCGCCTGCATCACTCCTTGCGTTGCGTGAGTGTCTACTGTGTACGCCGAGCCGTCATCATTCCAGCCCTTCCCGTTCTGCGCCTTCTCGCGGGGCGTTACGTCTTGCAGGGCGATTGGCTGAAACACATTCGGCACATGGTGGTAGTCCTGCCCAACATCCAACGTCTTTGACAAATCGCCTGTCACGGCGTGGTTGTAGGAGTCAAAGCCGACGGCCTGCAACACAGCCGTGCCGCCCTGAGAACAGGTTGGATTCAACCCGCTGGCTGCGTCCAGCGTCTTGCTGGTTTCCTCGTCCATACGAACGTAAAACCCACCTTCTGGACGGTCTTGGCGCTTGTTGCCGCCGTAGATGTTTAATGGCTGCGCTACCGCTACTGTTGCCGTTCCACCGCTCGACCCGCAGCCCATCGCGTGCGTGGTTCCGTCCGTGCTACTGATCGGGTCTTGCGTGGGATGGAAGGCGATGGGAACACCGATGACATGGCTAGGTCTGCTGGGCCTGCCTTCTCCCTCAGCTCTCAACGTGCCAGCTACATCGTCCTGCATCCAATAGCCTTGGCCGGATTCCCGCATTGCTACCGGAATCAGCGGCGATCCCCGCCCGGTGCTATCCTCGCTGGCATCAAATCCCTCACCGCGCAAGGAGTGGGAAACTGGAATGTACAACCCAGCATCTACCTCTGGAGCGCCCATAGCTTGACCGCCGAACCGAGCGGTCAATGCGCCACAGACTTCAGGGCTTGATGGAGAGCAGGAGGCAGCGTTTTTCCCCGTTTCTCGGCTCGGCGCAGAATCCCGGCGCACGCCGTCGAACTCAAAAAGAACCGCTGCGGGATCGAAGTCTGCTCTAGCACTTGCGACAACGAACACACGGCGGCGTCGTTGGGCCACTCCGAAATATTGGGCGTCGAGGACTCGCCACGCGACTGCTCTTTGGGGGCCATACACACAACCTGCGTTCGTCCATTTGTCCCCTGATGGGATGATCGGATCATCTTCCCCGGCAAGTGCGCCAAGAAAGCAGCCGAAAGCGTTGTCCTTTGTTGAGAGGACTCCGGGGACGTTTTCCCAGAAGATGATTGACGGGTCATCTCGTCGAACAGATCGAACATGGTCAATTGCATTTGCGATACCTACAAAAGTAAGAGAAAGATTTCCACGAGCATCATCAAGGGATTTGCGAAGGCCGGCCACGCTGAATGCTTGGCAGGGAGTGCCGCCACAAAACACATCGGGGGCCTCAACATCACCAGACAAGATTCGTTCTGGCAAAGTAGTCATGTCACCCAGGTTGGGGACATCAGGGTAGTGGTGCGCAAGCACCGCAGAGGGGAACGGCTCAATCTCGGAGAACCAAGCGGCTTTCCAGCCCAATGGCTCCCACGCAACAGATGCGGCCTCAATCCCAGAGCAGACAGATCCGAATTTCATTGTCTTTGGCTCGGTATGCGGTTCAGGATGGCGTATGCCGCGTTCTTCATGGCAGTCGAGGTCTCACCCTCATCCTCCTGAGACGCAAGCTCCATGACCAGTTCTGCGCAGGCCTGACGCTCGATCATGACGGCCTGCTTGCTGGTCTGGATAGCAATGGCCATGATCTCTGCCTTCGCTTGCGCAAGCCGCTCACCGAACTCCTTCTCGGTGTACAGGGTTTGCCCAGCACCCTGCCCGAGCAGGAACTGTTTCTGAAAATCACTCAACTCAACTTTGCTCATCATCTTCTCCTTGTGTTTGCTCAAGCATTTCGTCGTAGGTGTCCTGCAACATCCTGATCCAATCAACCAGGGCATCAAGCTGGACGATCCGGTCTGATGTAATAAATTTGGTCGAGAAGAGAACGAATCCCTCCCCATCTTCCGGATTCCATTCAAGTTTTCCCATGTTCATTTCCATTCTCCTTCTTGGCCTCTGTTGCCTTTGTTCCACTGCTCTCGCACATCTTGATCAAGTCTTGACTTTGGATGTATTTCGTTCCAGCCCTTGTGATACTTGCCAAGGTCGTCACGGTAACCGTAGAGAAATCGGTGCGCAGCTGCACGATCTTGTATCCTTTTTCGGATGACTTCCCGAACGAGACAACGATGCCGATGCTCGTCCGCTCCTTCGCCTTCACTCAAAATGCCCCCCTGTCGTCGAACGACATCGTCAGAGATGAGTCCGACTCCAAGAACTGCTGGCTGTCCTTGTGATACCAAAGGCTGTACCAGTCTTCTGCCTCACCATTGCGCTGCTTCTCGCACATCAAGATTGCATCGGGCTTCATCGGATCTGGGTTGCCGCCGTTCTGAATCTCGTGCTCCTTCTTTTTGTTGCGCCACATCAGCAGCACGTTGTCCACCTGATCGGCAATCGCTCCAGTACCTTTGATGTCGGTCTTGCTTGGCATCTGCTCCTCGCTGCCGAGCTTGCGGATGTGATGGATCAGATGGATGTGGATGTGGTGATCCCTGGCCAGGGCGGTCAACTCGTCCACGAAGGATTTCTGGGCGTTGTAGTCGTCCTCGCCGGCCACGCACTTCATCAAAGAATCGATAAAGACGTGCTGCACGTCGAGCTCCATCGCGCAGTACCGGGCCATCGCAATCACCTGTTGGCTTGAGGTCGTCCCCTGCTGGTCGTACAGCCACAACCCATCGCGGCTGTATTGCGTGAACCGCTCCAGCAGCCTGCCGATGTAGGTTGCCTTGTCAACGTACTGCGGGAACTCGATGTTCTCGCCAGCGAACTGACGCAGCATCCGGTAGATCGTGCGCTTGGGTTTCATCTCGAAGCTGGCAATGCACACCCTCTGCTTCTGCTTGATCAGGCCCATCGCCACCTGACCGGTGATCAGGGACTTCCCGCCGCCGTTGGAGCCGGCATACAGGGTCACCTCGCCTGGGCGGAACTGAAACCCCGCATGAGTCTTCGGCCAGGGCATCGTCACGCTCTTGTCTCGCTCAGGCGGTGCGACGAGTTCTTGCTGCAACTCCTCAAGCCAGACCGATGCCTCATGCACCTTGTGCGTCACATCGTGCGCTTTGAGGTACGTCTCTGTGTCGATCTCCTCGGACTTGATCATCCGCACCTTGCGGGCCTCGTCGAGTTGACGCGCCCTCTGTTCGATCATGGCTACATTAGACATTCGCGTACCTCATTGCTTCGTCGATTCGCTGGTAGGCCGTGAGCATGCGCTCGCGGGTTTCTTCGCTGATGGGTTTCCCGTTGCCGATGTCAAAGGCGACGATCTGCACCACAAGGGCCTCGAAGCCGATGATGCGCATCAGATCGCTTGCGTAGAAGGCCGGCTTGATTGCGGGCTTGCCATCAACCGGGTACTCCTTGCGCTTGCTGTCAGGAGGGAACAGGTCGCCGATCTCCATGCCGACCGCCCCGACCACGGAGTGGACGTCACAGCCTGCAAAACAGTGCAGCAGCACCCGGCCATCGTCTGCGGCCTTGATGGCCAGGGAAGGGCCCTTGTCGTCGTGCGCCGGGCAGCGGGCAGTCCATGAGCCATTACGGCCCTTGACCTTCTCCAGGCGCTGAAGCAGGTTCTCGACCGGGCTCATACAAGCCTCCTGCCAATGGAAACCGATTCGGTTCCGGCCTCATCTTCCCACCGCTTTTGGTTGATGTACGTCAGCGGGGCGGGCTCAAACCCCGACAACCACTGCTCAGAGGCCTTTAAACGGGTCACAGAGGCGATGATTCGATCAGCCAGGGGGTCTAGGCCCAGGCGGCTCCATTTCGCCTCGCAGGCACCCTTTCCGACCTTACGCTTTGACGTTGGCCATGCAGACCAGAAGTCGCCGAAACGAGTCGCTTGCGACGATATGTCTTTATTCTCTTTCTGTATCTGTATCTTCTTAGGGTTATCGTTCGGTTTCGATTCGCTAACCGATTCGGTTTTCTTGGGCCTTCCGCCTCTCAGGCCAAGGGATCGGTTGGTCTCAACACGCTGCTGGTACTTCTCGACTTCAGCATCGCATCTCACGTTCCGATAGCCCTCTGGAGTCTTCTCGAAGAACTCATTCAAAACCGATTCGGTTATGTCCAAGTCAAGTCGAATTCGACGAGACACGGCATCAGTGTCCAAGGGGATTGGCTTTTCGCTCATGTAGTACAAATCCAACAGGCGGCGGTAAGCCAAGTCCTCTGCATCGCTCAGATGCGTGGTGTGGGTGATGTAGTCACCAAGGTGGAATTTGTACCAAATCACTTTATTGCTCCAAACATGTCTGGCCGAAGATCCTTGCGCCTGACCTTGCCGTTGGTGTAACGCTCGATGTCCAGACTGAGCCTGACGCTGGGTACGCGCTGACCGTTGATGATCAGCGCCAGCCACGTTCGACTGATCCCCAGCGCCTGGGCCATATCAGTCTTGGCCCCCAGCTTCTTGGTTTCAAAAAAATCTTTAAGTGTCATGCAGACTCCTGTTGCTGTTGTAACGCCATCATACAACCAAAAAAAAGTTTTGCAACAGGGGTTGTATTGTCACGTTAAAGCCGATACACTGCGGTTCCCTCAACAGCGAAGCAAGTGCGATGAAAAGCGAAAAAGTGATTCCCTACACAACGAAGACAGGTGTGCAGATCGGCTGCATGTACCAGCGCAAGCTGAACTACCCGGTCAGCAGAGACATGGAGCGGCTGCAAGACAGCTTCTTGTCTCACCAACAGGTGCAAAAGCCTGGGCTCCTTGACCGCATCGGTCGATACGTCAACTCAATCGTGAGGACCGACGTATGAGCGAACACCACCAAGCCATGCTCGAAAGAATGCAGATGCTCGAAGAGGCCCTTGCCAGGGCTGAGGCGGGCGTTGCTACAAGCGAAGACTGGAAAACCATCCGCTATGAATGCGGTCTACCATCAATCGGAGAGAAGAAATGAGTCTAGTAGCGAAAGAAAACAACAGCGAAAGCACCTTTACCCCAGTACCCCCAGGGATGCATCTTGCACGGTGCTACCGCATCGTTGACCTCGGCACGCAAAAGTCAGAGTGGCAAGGTGAGGTCAAACACCTGCACAAGGTAATGCTGCACTTTGAGGTTCACGGCGAAGATGAGAGCGGAAGGCCCCTGATCACGAAGAAGGGCGAGCCGATGACCATTTCGAAGAACTACACCCTCTCTCTCGGTGAGAAAGCCGCCCTGCGCAAGGACTTGCAGACATGGCGCGGCAAGGAATTCACTTCAGACGAGCTTCGCGGCTTTGAACTCAAGAACATCCTCGGCCATTGGGCAATGCTCTCGGTTGCGAAATCCACCGGCGGCAACGGCAAGGAGTACACCAACATCATGACGGTGAACCCTGTGCTTGCCTCGGTCAGGAAGGCCGGCATGCCCGAGCCATTCAACGAGACAGGCCTGTTCTACATCGACAACCCCGACATGGAAATGTTCGAGACCTTCAGCAGGAACCTGCAAGAGAAGATTCAGTCAAGCCCAGAATGGCAAGCGAGGTCAAAACATGCTGCAAAACCAAAAGGCGGATCTGGGTTTGACGATCTGGATAGCGACGTGCCCTTCTGACATGAAGCTACCAAGCGACGATTTGACCATTGACATGTTCGGTGGCAGGCCGTTTACAGGGCTGGAGATCGGTCACGCTATGGCCAAGGTAGCGGCTGATCACGCTGGGGAAAGCTGGAAGGAGGTGGCTTTCGAGTCCTTCCTACAGTTCGCCCGCATGAACTACGAGTTCACCACCGAGCAAGTGCGTGCAGCCAGCCTGCACGTTCCACCGCCCCCTGACTCAAGGGCCTGGGGGCATATTGCGAAGAGAGCCTCGAAAGAGGGAATTGTCAGAGCCGTAGGCCCGGTCAGGGCTGAAAGCAGAACCGTCCACGGGATGTATGTCACCCTGTGGAGATCCAACGTCAACAAATAGGAGAGCGACATGTTTATTTCTAAGAGCGAAAAAGAGCAACTGCAAAAAGACATCAAGAGCTTGGCCGCAATGGTTCAAGACATCAACGCCGAAGTGATCTACCTTCGCGCCCTGGTCAAGGCCGATAAAAAGCCGAAGGAAGTCAAGAAAGAGCGCAAGAAAGCCGCGTGGACTCCCGAGCAGCGTGCAAAGCAGTCTGCCTTCATGAAGGCCCGGCACGAAAAGCAACGTCAGTTGAGACTCGCGGCGGCCCAATCATGAGCGAGCTTTTCCCGTTTGCGATTGCAGCCTGGGTCGTCCTGGCTTGGTTCACCCATGTCATCGTCTGCCTCAAGACAGCCTCCTGGGGCTTCTTGTTGGCAGGGGCGCTGTTCTTCCCCGTCGGGTGCGTTCACGGCACCGGCATCTGGTTTGGAGTGTTTTAATGAACGAAGAATCTCAAGTCAAAAAAGTCAAAAGGGTGTCGACTGTTGCAGTCAAAAAACCACCCAAGCGCATGCCCCAGGTAAACAAGAAAAAAACCGAGAGCTTCGCCATTGGCGTGTCCCCGTCGCACTACTGGATGATCACCGCCCTTGCCGACGGGAGGAAGTCAAACCGAATGGCTTTGCTCGAAGAGGTCATAGACTACTTCATCCAGAACAAGCTCTCGGAGATCAAATGACCATTACCGCAAAGGAGCCTCGCGCAAGCGAAAGCAACCATTGGTACACCCGAGACGGTGCGCCGATGTACACGGTCGAGGCAGCCAAGGGTGGGATGAGGAACACAACCCTCAGAGACGCCCGAAAGCTCAACCTTGTACCTTCGGTCACCACCGTCCTAAACGTGGCTGCAAAGCCCGCCCTGACGCAGTGGCTGCAAAAGCAAGTCCTGATGGCCGCCCTGACGCTTCCCAGGCGACAGGACGAGCCGGAGGACGATTGGATTGACCGGATCATGGATGACAGCAAGGAGCAGGGCCGCGCTGCGGCTGATGCCGGAACTGACATCCATGCCTCAATCCAGGGCTTCTACGACGGTGATCCGAACTTCAAGCACCACAGCCACGTCATGGGCTGCACCAAGGTCATCAACAACCACTTTGGGCTGCAAGGATGGATCGCAGAGCGTTCGTTTGCCCATGAGATGGGGTTCGGTGGCAAGTGCGATCTCCACGCGCCTGCAAGGCTTGAATTCGACGGCATCGTGGTGGACGTA